TTCCAATGTCACCAGTTTGCCAACGTCACCTGCAACCAATGTGTAACTGGTTCCTGTTTGTGCGTTCAAAGTTTGCGCTGTTGACCAATCACCGTTGGTTCCGTTTGTTCCGGTTGCACCAGTTGCACCAGTCGCACCAGTAGGAATACCCAATGACAGCGTTTGATTCGGTGCAGTACCACCCACAGATGCTGTAGCAGAACCACCAGCAGCAACCGTGGACACAGTCCCAATGGTGAGAGTGTTTGCAGGACCGGTTGGACCGGACACACCAGCAACCACCACACGATCAGGAACAAAATTCAAAGTGATTTGATTGCGACTGAAATTTAGAACAACGTTGCTGCTCACCTGGTCACATCCTGAACAATGAAAACCGGTCCAGCAAGCAACGTGGTCACAGTTGAACCGTTCGTTTCTTCAATGTCATACACAGCTTGGCCGGCAGACAACGCACCAGTCACAGCTGTCCCAAGAGTGCAAGCAAACACACCAGCAGTCCCGCTGGCAATCGTGCAATTGAACGTTGCAAGAACAGCAGTGGATGCTGCGGTGGACCGGATCTGTGCGCGATAGGTGCGACCTGTGATGTCAATAGGAACACCATCATTTTGACAAGTGACTGTGATGGTTTCTGTGTCACCAATGCGAACAGTCAACGGGATCTGTGGTGCGTCAGCCATTGATCTCACCGTCACCAATCGAAACCCAGCTGCTCGAGACAACCGAAGCGCTGCTGCGATCACCGAACGGTTGCGAACCAAGCGAGGTGAGCATGGACAGCACGAAACCACCGGCAGCGGCACCGCCAAGGGTGCGCCAATCAGCGGTGAACAGGTCAAAGCCTGCTGCTGCACCGATTGCAACAACAGCGGTTTGAGCTGCGGTTTTCACAGCACGTTCAAAGGCATCAAGCCAGAACTGTTTGGTGAACATGTCAGATCTCCCACTCGGGTTCGGGTTGTTCCTGGTAGTCCGGGTATTCGTCTTCGTCAGGATTGTACGGTTCGGGTTCGTCCGGTTCAGGTTTGATGATCGTGTCGGGTTCTATCTCAATCACTGTCATCGTCGTCACCGTCTTCGTCGTCTTCGGTTTCTTCTGGTCGTGGTTGATGCAGCATCGCACCGTACAAACAGTCCAGGTAGCCGATGGCGTCAACAACCGAATCGCGTAGCAATTCCGGTGGGAAGTCCTGGGCCAACCCGAACGACAGCCGTGAGAGCTTCATGGAAACCATAAACAAAATGCCTTCGACAGCGGAGAGCTCGACACCTGTGAGCCGCTCGTAGATGTCCGTGGTGAGCGCGTAATCTTCCCACGGTGGACCGTACAAACCACCTCGGGTGTCTGAGCCGGTGCCGTGCACCAACATGAACGCATCACGTGCCGGTGAATCCCACTGCGGCAAAGTGTCCTTGATCTTCTTGCTCATCTTTTTTCCCCTTAGAACACTCGAGCAGTGAACTTTGCGAGCCGCACACCTTCGTAGCGTCGGCACAGATAATCCAAACTGACGAACATCGGGTCGGCTGATCCGTCACCGTCCACCTCATGCAGCATGATGATGCCCCGCCAGTGCGCGTTCCCCTGTGGGCCTTTGTAATCCTCATCGTGCAGATAGCAGGCACCTGCGACCAGACCGAACTGCTGCGCACCAGTACCAGGTAGGAACCTCACCGCATAGTCAAGGGTCTGCTGGTGACCCATCACGAACGTATGCCCGATCTGCTTCAGCCGCCCGGCAGCGTTGCCACCATAAGGCCGACCAGACATCGGGTTCGCCCAGAAATGTGCATACCAAACACCATCAATACACACCGGTTGCAGGAAGTTATGAACCTGCCAGCCGTGATGCCGGTAGTTGAGATCATCTAACGACAGCAGCCCAACAAGTTTGGGGTCATCGTCAGCTGCCCTGGTGATCCTGTGCTCATGGTTGCCTAACGTGATGTGCCGCTCAGGTAAATACTGTGCGTGCTTCACGGTGCGTTGGTGTGCGTTGTAATCCTCAAGAGGTTTGCACAACACATCGAAAGCACGGTTTGCAGCGTCGATGTCGGCAACGTACCTGCGACCCTCGAACGATGCTTTGCCAGCGTCATAGCTGCTCAAAGATTCCATGTCGGCATGGTCACCGATGTGAACAATCACATCAGGTTTGCGATCAAGAATGTACTCACCGATCCACCCCAAATGATCCATGGGCACCCCTGGCTTAGCTTGGGTGTCCGGAATCATCATGTGTGTACGTGGACTACCAGCGTCGCCGGCCACGGTGGTGCACTGATTCGTGCCTGTCGAGTCGTTCATCGAGCCGCTCAACTTTCCCGTCAACCCGCTCGATTGACGTATGGATGTCAAGCAGTCGATCACCAACGTCAGTGATCAGCTGCCGCCCTTCAGCGTGCTGACGTGTGTTCTCACGTCGCAGCTTCACCAGCTGCACGATCGCACCAACAATGCCGGCAAGCACGATGCTGATAGCAGTCGCGATGCCAAGCCATTCGGCAACCCCGAAGCCCGGTGTGTCAACAACCTGAGTGGTCGCTTGGGCAAACATGGTTCATCACACGACCCATGCACGCCAGGTGCCGTTGGTGTTCTGGGTGCGGTACGCGACCTGATTGGTTTCGCTGTTCCACACGCACACCTCGAACCGACCGTCTTTGTTTTGTGCTGCGGTGACACCGTCAGCGGCGAACGGTTGCCCATCGTTCAAAGCAACCCAGCCACCCCAATTTCCGTTGGGTCGCTGTTGCCAACGATGCACCAGCTGGCCGGCAAAGAACCCGAACTGCAGAATCCCACCGTCTTGCTTTGCGACCATGAACATGAGTTGTTTCTTCTTCCTGTTGGCACCGGTCAGACGGCGCATGAACTCTTCGACAGGCCAGTTAGGACCGGGGTCGGTGTGATCGGTTCCGAGGCCGGCGGCGGTGCATAAACCGTGGGTGCTGATACCAGGCTTCCCGGCACGCAGATCGTCCACGCCTAGCCACTTTTGCGGTATTCCGTAACGGTTACAAAGCGAGCCGACTAGGTCAACGATGCGGTCCAGTTGTTGTTGTGGCCAGCCGTCAGCAAGCCAGTCGGTTTTGTATGCGTAACCTGATTGCTCAATGCCGATCGAAGCGGCACCGCCATACCAGTTCGCTGAACCAACATGCCATGCGACGTTAGGTGAACGTACCCCACACCAAACCGATTGCGGGTCCACCATGTAATGCGCTGACGCACGTGGTGACGTGGGCCCTGCGAACCATCGTGCGACCTGCTCGGCACGCCCCGGTTCCAATGGGCATTCCATGCTGTGAATCACGATCAGCTTCGGGGTGATGCTGGCAGGTGACCAGTAGCGGGCCTGCACGAATGGGATCGTGTCTAGGTTCACAGCGGGTTACCTGACGGCCCAATGTCCTCAACAAAGAACCGTGTCGTGCCAACGCTCGAACCGTAGACGTTGACGCTGTGCGAGATTCCTTGCATCCGGATTGTGTACACAGCAGCAGCAGTGGACTGTGCGACAATCGAATTGGAGATTTGGTAGCCAGCGTCGATCGTTGAATACACCTGTGCGATACGTCCAACGGTCGCAGCAGCTGTGTTGTCGTAAACCTCGGCAACAAAACCACCACCAGCAGATGTTTCAGCAACATTGGCAACGAACGTAAATCGCAACCAACGGTTGCCGATAATCGTTGTGCTGGTGCGCAAGCCGCTAGCAAGTTCTGCCATTGTGGTTGTACGTACACGGTCCGTAGTGTCAGACGTTGACGAAAGCAAACCCCACGGTGCGTTCCAGCCTGGACCTTTGCGCCAGTTAGTGCCGTTGTAGGTGTACAAACCTTCGGAACTGTTGTTACTCGCGATGTAGCAAACCATGCCGTCAATGAGATTGGCGCCACTGATCGCAGCGTCACGCGCTGTTGTCGTGGCGAACACGGTGACGACCTGCGACCCGACGTATTCATTCAGGTTCGATGATGTCAGCACATCGTTCGTGTTCCACTTCTTGTAACCACCCACAGCGATACCCCTTAAAGAGCGAGACGAGATGTGTCGAGCACACCGTTAGTTGACGAATCCAACACGAAACCCTGTGTCGGTTGCGGTCCCAGATCGAACGACAGCACCATGTTGTCAGTGCCGATCTCACCGTTGATTGATTGGATCTGCAGGTTCTGCGAGATCGCCGAACCAACATTCTGAGGCCGGCGCTTCACCGTAACCCGGTCACCGATCTCAACGTCCAGCATGGTTTGAATGTCGGCAGCTGATCGACCTCTAACTGTTCCAGATAAGGAACGGATACGGGTCTGCGGGGTCTTGTATCGGCGCAGCAGATCCTTCGCCAGCTGCTCCGTGAACGCATCGTCATCAATCTGAAGGTCGGTGACCTCGAGGGTGCGCGGCCAATACGATGCCTGAGAGGTGGCGTCAATCTGTGTAGAACTGCCACCGTTGGCACGTGACACAGTGACCTGGTTCGCAATGTCGGCATCCGACTGCTCGATCACGATGTCTTGGTAGCCGAGCTCGCCGGTACTGTCGCCGAACGTGGCAGCGGTGGTGGCGGTGTTGAAGTCCTGACGGGTGATGAACCTGACTTTGCCGTCAGCACCGGCCAACAGCATGCCCTGCTCTGCTGCTTCAACTTCCTGCAAAGCAGCTAAAGCGGTCTTGCCGCCGGGAACAAACGGGGCCATCGTTGAAAGCCCGGTCCCAAACTGGCGACCGTCGGACGGCCAGTCGATCAGGTCAAGGATTCGACCTGCCCGAAGATCCGTGCGTTCATTGTTCTGGAACGTGCCCGAACCGATCTCATAATGGTTCGTGATCTGCGCTGTGGTCAGCGGACTATCCCAGATAAGCAACTCATCAATCGTGCCGACGAACTCTTTGCTGCACGCGTAATCGGGCAGCAGATAGTACGACTTGCCGCCAACAGTGCCGTCAGTTGTGTTGATCAGCGAAGCCCCAGCAGTCACATTGGATTCAGTCTTGGTGGCTTTCACACCATCAACCCAAAGACCGCTATTGGTGAGCCCGATCGTGGCAACCACATGGTGCGGTCTGCCGTCGTTGACGAGCACGCTCGAGGTCCACACGTCGAACGTGCTGCCACCTGACTGGTTGTCACCAATGCAGAACTGAACTACGCCGTATCCCAAATACGACACCATGCGTCCGAACATGCCGTATTCATTGATACCGAAGTTCACCAATCCGTATGACTCAGTATCAGCTTGTGACGATTGAAACCAGAACTCCACTGATGCGTCATCCAGGAAACCCTGAAACGGAAAGCCGAACAAGGTGGTGCGAACGTCAATGCCTTCAGTGAACGAACCACCCTGATCACTGTCGCCAACGATCAAGCCTGCGACGCTTGTGTTCTCAACAGGTGAGATCGCCACTGATGACGCATCAGACCAAGTCCAGGTTCCAGCGTCAGCGAAACCAATGTCTTTGAGGCGACGCGACTTGCCGTCATTGAACCGAATCCAAACCAGCGGATCTTCCGAATCGATCTTGTCTGCCCACAGTGACGGCAGCGTCACGTTGTTCAGCACCTTGAACATGTCCGACGCGTTGATCGTGACCGTGGCGTCGCCGTAGGTCTCGTAGGTTTGAGGCCAGCCGTCGATGTATCCGAAGAAGATCGGGGTGGTCTGCGTGGTGCTGGTGCCGTCGATGTGCTCGAGGGTGATGCGGATGGGGCGCAACGGGGTCAAAGCACCCGCATAGGGTGATGACGCATACAGCGGGTCGAAGCGGCGGTCAGCGTTCGACAGAACAACTGAGGCAGACCCGGTCTGAAACTGATCGAGCTCGTTCGATCGGCCACGCTGGAAGCTGAGCCCACGCACATAGGCGGTGACATCAGTCCAGGTGATATCAGCCAACAGGCCACCGAACGGCACCGTGTTCGCACCAGCCGTAGTGGAGAACCCAATCTCGACGGTGGCGGTGATGTCGTCGAACAGCAGCTGGCTCATGCTGCCCGCCAGCCAGAACCTGACCTGCGTTCGTACTCACGAATCGTTTCAACAACAGCCTGCCCGATCGACGCTTTGTCAGCAGTCGGTGACACGGTCATGTTGATGTTGATGACACTGCCACCACCACCACCATTGGTGCGACCCAACAGCATTGCCTGCTGATCTTGGCTGAGGACCATCTCGCCGGTCTGCAGCATCATCGGGACGTTCGCCCCTGGCATGCCGCCGACGATTCCACCCTCATGCGCCCAACGTGTCAGCGTCGGAACAGAAAACGTTTTGTTCCCCAACGGACCCAACCAGCTAGGCGTAGTGAACCCGATCTTGCCGAGCGTTCCATTCCAAATGTCAACCACCGTGTTGAACGCAGTTTTGAACGCACCGATAACTGCGTCTTTGATGCCACCGAACACAGAGCCGATGCCGTCTTTCAGCCAGTTGAACTTTTCCCACATCCACTGAATCGCATCCCAGACCGCGTTGAATGCTGTGACCAGTGCGTCCTTGATCATGAAAAAAGCGTTGCGCAAAGTCGCGGCGATGTAGATGACCGCTTCACGGAACCAGTCGAACTTGACCCAC